TTTTAAATTATAATTTTGTAAATAATTACCATAAACTAGTCTATTACCAACGATTTCTTGAGCTAAAGCTTTTCTAGGTACATTATCCCAAGGACGTAACAGTTGATTACCCGGTAACGTAGCGTGAATCATTTCTGTTTGTATAGGTATGTAACCTTTAGTTCTACCAGCCCAACCCACGCCTAAATTAATTCCATCTTCTACGACTATACTGTTAGAAACAGCATTCCACTCATCCCATTTGTCTGGGTTGTAAGTCCTTCTTTTTACGGTTTTTACAGAATATACGTTTGGAGAATTAGATTCCTTGTAAAGTATATCGATTGAAACAACATCTTTAGGCATGCTTCTAGTGTGTACAAAATCTCTTATAGCTAATTTTCTTAACCTGTTAACCATCCCTAAGTTATAACCTTCTTTTGGTAGATAGTTAAATGGCCCTGGTAAAAATGCTGGTTGAGTAAAAGGTGAATATTGAGAATACTCACCGTCTTCATATTTGTATCTATAACCAAATCTAACGAACTTAAATTCAAACAACGAATCATCTTGTTCCAATTCAACTCTTAAATTCGTTTCACCTTCTATGCTTTTGTTACCAGATAATATATCAACAGAATAACTAGTTGGTCCTCCCGCGCCTGAAATCTTTACTCTAACCTTAACGCTTCTATCGTCTTCTTGGTAAATATTTAAAAAAGCACCAGGTGGAAAGTCAGTTGTATTAGTAGTAGATATTATTATGTTTGGTAAAAACTCACCGTCCGCATCTAAAAAACTAAGACCAGATGCGTTACTAACTGTCGATGATATTTCACCTCCACCAACTAAATTATCTCCGTCCCAATCTCCAATAGTTGTATCTATCATTTCTAATACTGGGGCAGTAGAAGGACCTTTTTTAATAACTGTTAAATGTTTTTCTTGTATAGGCATGGAACTACCGTTTATATTAACAGCGGGTATAAAAGTGTTCGGAAGAGCCGTAGCTCCAACGTCTCTTACCATAAAAACAGTATGGTTGTTAAAATTAGCAGATCCTAGTTTACCTCTTGCAATATGTATTCTTTTAGGTTCTGAGTCGTTGTCTGTCCAAAACAACATACCATCTATGATGTTTAGTCCAGTAATCAAATTTTCTTCATTAAAATTCAAGGATCTACGCCCTTGAAAAGCGTGGTTATCAACACACACGGGCATCACTACGTCAGTAACGTAATCGTATTCAGCTATTACATCTTGGCTGTCGCCAGCTATTAACCAATATATCTTATCGTTTCCGGTATCAGATATAGATCCCACGCAAGTAGCTCCAGTTATTCCTATATTAGATAAAACACTATTACCCATAATAGTTTGTAACGTACCAACGTCTGAGTCATCAGAAGTTGAAACCTGTACATTTTTCGCGTCTCTATATTCACCATTAGGTACTAGTCTTTCATCAAGGTCTTTATTCATTTTACCTTTCTGAAAGCTATTCTTAATTTCCGGCATATTTTAGTGTTTTATAAATTTAGATTTCCCTCTCAGTATTTGTGTAATTTCTTCTAACTTAATATTAGATAACCTTAACTTTGCCTTTCTAGTTTCGGCAAATTTTTCTTTTTTATATCTTTGAACAATTTGTTCTTGAATGTTAGATCTAGTCGATAACATCCCATACATAATCCATTTGTACATAGCTTCTTCCGCCATTTTATGTACAACCATCTCATTATCTGTTCCTAAACTATCGCTTATATAGTCTAATACTATAACGCTACCGTTTAAATTAGAACTAAAGTTAATCATATTTCTAACACAATCTATAAAATAAACTCCATTAACGTTAGTGTGACTTGGATCTAACCCGTATCTTCTACCGGTAGTAGGCCAATAAACATCATCTTGATAATCCCCAGTGATATCTGATGATTCCCCTGATTTAAAATCAATCCAAGTGTTGGAATTTTTATTCGACATAGCGTTAGAGGTGTCGTCAAAAGAACTATCGCTATTTACGTCGAACTCTACGTTACCATCGGCATCTTGCGTTATTGGCATTGGATTAGATGTGTCTTTCGTTAAATATAATGGACGTTTTGTTCCGGAAGAATCCTTCCAACTAACTTTAACGTAATTAACATAATCGTTTGGCAATGGTAAAACTAAGGACGCTGGAACTTTTAATTCCATAGATTTACAAGATTTAAAAGTATCAAAAGATAATTCCTGTAAGGCTCTCATAGCGTGAAATTGAACGTCAGTTCTACTAGCTTTGTTTATTATTTTATCTTCTCCAGTATAAGCAATCATAAAATTACTTATTATATCTTCTAACGATGTTACTTGATAGCTATTAGTCGTTGATTGAGTTACGTTACTTCCTGGATCAAGCCAAACAGATTGATCTATTTCGATGTTAATAACTTCAGCGGACGAAGGTATATAATTTGCGTAAAACTCTAAAATCCATCCAGCAGCAGCATCATAACGAAAAACATGTCTTTTGTCGTAAGTTAAATTACCTATAGTAGAAGTATCGTTAACTATTTTCTCAGCGTAAAGAACATTATCTATATATACTTTAACGTAAGGATTTACATTTTCTGGATAACTACCATTAGTTCCAAAGAAAGCAGTGTCTGTATCATGTAGTCTAGTGTGAAAAGCATTGAATGTTGTCTCTTTATCTGAAACTACAAACTGAAACGTTGTTCCATCACCAGTGAAAGATTTTTTACTACTATAGTGTTGTCTTTGATTTTGTTGTAATAATCCCATTTATTATGATTTTTGTTGTGCTGCTAATTGTTGTTCTTTCGTGTTACCGTACTGTACAATACCTTGATCTTCTATAGTAACTCCAGCTAATTCTAATATTTTTATAACCAATTCTGTTTCTTCAGAAGGATGGTGAGGAAAGTGTGTTGTTCTGTTTAAGTTACCGTTAAAAAGTGCTTTCTCACCAACAACATCATAACCCCACTCTACTCTTACTGGTTGGGCTATATAATTACAAAATATAACAGGTACAAGTGTCCCACCTTGCATGAATGGTACCAGCTGAGTGTTGTTGCTTCCAAAAACTCTTATAGTGTTATCATTGTCTCTTATGTATATTGGTCTTTTATTTGTCGGTCTTAATAACGGTGCGTTTTGTATAGTTGCCCAATCTTTAGCGCTTATAAGTTTTGCCTCGTAATTTCTAGCGTCATTAAGATTTACCGTAGCAGAATTGGAAGCCCATTGTTCTACATTTTCTCTATAATAAACAGCTCCCAATCTATATATATCACCAGGAAGAGCAGTACCATTACCAACTTGAATATCGTTTAATGAAAATATAGCGATTTTTTCATCAAGTAGTTTATCTGCGTCAGAATACTCCGTAGAATTACCTGGCGTATCAGCCAATTTATTTCTATCGTAAAAGTATTGTTCAAACGTAGCTATTGAAGCCTGGTTAGCTAAAAGATTATATTCTAAAGGTGTTATATAACCTCTTTGTTCTTTGTTAGCTATTGCTATAACTCTTTGATATACCGTATCTATATTTACCATTTTTATTATTTTTTATCTATATCTTTGGCTTAACCAATTGCCATTTGGATTATAAGGAAACATATTGTTTAATGTATTTTTTCTTTTGTTACAACCACAATCTTTTCCAGTTGCTTTAGCGACGGTGTCTACTACTTTTTTTATACCCGTTGCTTTAGTTATCTTCTCAATCGTATCGCCTAAACCTTTTGATTTCTCCATATTATTATATTTATGTAGTTTGTAATCGCCCCGTAGGGCGATCACTTACTACAGGTTTATTATTTTAATCTACTCTCTACATTAGAAAAAACTTCCATACCTTCATCAGTCTTAAACCAATGTGCTAACGCTGAGTATGGATGCTCGTCAAATGGTATATTCATCAATTTTCTACCAGTAGATCCCCACATAAAATATCGTTGATCTTGAGATAATCTTAATATACCAGCTTCAGTAGCTCTAATTCCAAAGTTTCTAAGTTGAACGTTTTCGTCATCTGCTAAGTCTAGAAGCAGTTTAGGGTTCTTCTTAGCAAATATAAGTAAGTCACGTCTAAGTTCCTTAGAACTCATGTCTACCACCTTAGAACCGACTTCAGTACGCATTATAGCTTCCGCCATGTCAATATCCATTTCTCTAGCTGCTAATAAAGCGTCGACTTCTAACTCTAAACTAACGGTTTCGTCTTCGGCTATTTGCACTGGATTATACTCGTGGAATAATTTGTCTTTAAACGGGTGGTACAAAGATAATAATTTTTGCAACACCGTTTTGTTTTTTGGTACAACCAACATACCATCTCTAAAAATAATATGTGATAGTCTTTGATCACCTTTCATTTCGTCAACGAAAGGAGTTTGTTGGTTTTCACAATATTTCAACTCTCTTTCGTATCCTTTTTCTTCGTCAAAATAGTATATGTTTGTAGCTTTAATCATAAAAGATAATGGAGTTTTGCTTCCAGATAAAAAATAAACTCTATCCTTTACTTCCCATTCATCTTTAGGTTTTAATATTTCTGTTGTAGATTTTTTTGGTTCTGGAATAGAAGGCATTTTTATATTAGCGTCTGCTATTTCCATCATTTGTGGTTGTTCTACAACCTGGGTAACTTCTTTAGTTACCGTTTCTTTTTTTGTCTTTTTTGCCATAATATAATATATAATAAAATTAATAAAATAAAAAGGACCGAGGCCGAAGCCCCGGTTCTTTTAAAATTGATTATGTTAATAACATGAAGTTATTAGCACCTTGAGTAATTAAACATCTTTCAGATAAGTAATTAACTCTCATTGCATCTAATTCAGATGTAGCAGCTCCAACAGAACCAGTAATCCAAGTTTTGAATTTTCTGTTATCTGTTTGTGAAGCTCTATATCTAGTGTGTAAGAAAGGTCTCTTAAGATTTCTTCCTAACATTTCATCGTAAACTGATGAAGTACCAGCTGGAACCATAACACCTCTAATAGCGTCAGTAGTTGCTCTATCGTTAATAGCGCCTCTAGTACCAGCGTCGTTTAAGTATTTCCAATCAGTTTTATAAAAGTCATAAGAACCTCTTCTAAAACCAGTGAAACCTAAATTAAGCGCCATATCTTCAGCGTTGTTGAATACTCCGTAAGAAGTACCACCAGCACCGTAAGAATTCATAGAAGCTAACATATCGTCCATTGCTAACGAAGTAGCTCTGTTTACAAACATCATGTTTTCTTCAATAGCACCTTGCTTGTCAAACTCAGCTAAAATAGCGTCGAATTCAGCTAAATCAGTAGCAGCATTAACGCCTGAGATACCCGAAGTTTGGTTTCCTCTATCTTTGATAGCGTCAAACATACCCTGAGTACCAATAGGACTAGCATCTGTAACACCTAAACCAGCGTTAGCCGCGGTTGAATCTATCGTGTTACCAACTTCACCTCTAACACCTTCTAAGCATGTCATTTCTAAGTTATCAGTAAAACGCATTCTAGTTTCACCTTCAGCTTTTAAATACCAAAGATATCCACTTGTTCCGTCTTCACCGGAAACTTCAACCCAACCAACTTGAGAAGTATCAGATCCTGAGATGTGGTACATGTCTCTAATAATAACTGGTTTGTTACTATATGATTTGAATTGAGGCTCGTTAGCTTGTGTGTATGGAGTGTCTGAACCTTTTTGCCATTCAGAACCATACTTAAGTACAGTAACCGCTCCGTCCACCATCCCGATACCCGTGGTAGCTGCGTGCGCTTTAATGTAAGGAAGAATAGTAACATCGTTGTTACCAGTACCGTCTACAACTGAAACCCTACCTACGTAAGTAACGGTAGAAGATGCTACGATACAAGTATCACCAACACGTAAACCGTGTGATTGATTTGAAGCATCCCAAGATGCGTTTGATCCTACGAAACCATCTAGTGTTACTTTGGAAGTAGCAGCTACGATGTCTCCTTGATATGCTAAGTGTAGTCTACCTTGTTCTGACCAGACTACTTGATCAGCTGTCATTGCTTCTTCAGCTCCGACTTGAGATAAGAATCCCGAGATTGTTCTCTTACCGAAAACCTCAGCTTCTTTCTCCATTAAATCCGGTAAGTACTGTTGTTCCCAACCAGTAGTACCATCTATAAAATCTATATAATTTGAACTAAGCGTCGATTGTTTCGGCGACGGTGTTAAATTCAAACTATCTCCTGGTGTAATTGCCATTTTTTTATAATTTTAAATTGTTATTTATTGTTTTTAATTTTAAACTTAAAGTCAGCAGAATTATCGCCCATTACCTTGAACTTCATGCCACCCGCTTTTATCTCTCCATGTTGTTGTCTAGGATCCATATTAATATTTTTCCCTTTCTCAACACTTTGTTTTAAAGCATCGGCTTGACCTTGTTCGTAAAAATGTTTTGCGACAGCATCAGGATTCATAGCTGTAAACAAAGATTTATGATAACCTTCAGCATCTGACATCTCGTTTTTTTCATCTAGAAACTTTCCAATGAAATTAGTTATGTCGCTTTGGGATTCCTTTACTTTGCTTGCATCTTGAACGTTATATCTAAATTTCTTTTCTCCAACATTATATTCAAAACCTTTGAATTTGTCGTTAAAAACAGTACCTGTCTTTTCTTGAAATATAGAGTTACGTTGCTTTGCTCCTTCTTTACTTTCTACTTCTTCTTGTTTGTGTCTATTAAAGAAATCTATAGCCTTTTGCTGCTCTTCTGTTAATTTGCTTCCAGCTTTAATATCTTCATAGTATTTGGACTTTAGCCCGTCCAAGTGGCTTTTAGCGTTGGCAACTTGCTCTTTTAACGCTAGTTTTTTTCTTTTTATATCTATCTCTTCGTCTCTTTCTTCGTCGTAAGAGAATTTGTCGTCCATAAGAAAACTTATTTCTTCGCCGTCTAAATGCGGTTTAGTTTGCTTATAGTATTCTTTTAGTAAAGTTAAATTATCTAGATCATCATAATTTTGATTAAGCTTTACGTAATCGTTTATATCTCCACCTGTCTCTTTTATAAAGTCAACTAGTTTTTCAACGTTTTCTGGTAATTGCGGTTGCTCTATCGGTTCTTGCGGAGTTATTAATTCTTCTATACCGTTAGTTTCCACCGTTTTTTCGTCTTCTTGAGCGGGAGCTACCTCTTCTAAAACAGATGTTTCAGTTTTTGTTTCTACAGTTTCTTCGCTGTTTTCCTTTACGGGTGTTTCATCTTTAGATTGCTCTTGAGCAACTTCTGTTTTTGGTTTTGATAAATCTACTTTTATAATACCATCTTTTTCGTTGAGTTTTTTAATAGACGGTTTTTTCTTAACCTTTAATTTTTCGACCTTATTGTCTACTTTGGGTTCTTTGGCAGTTTCTTCAACTACACTTTCTTTTTTTTCTTCCATAATATAATATAATAATAATTAATAATTAATTTCTTAATCCAGGTAATTTCATGTTACCCATAACATTCCCTCCTAATACATCATTACCTGATGATTCAAAGTTTTTAGGTGGTTTTTGATTATTTCTTTGATCTATAAGTTCGCTTTGTTGCGTAGCTTGTATTTTTGTTCTTTCGTCCTTACGGTTTTCTTTTTCAGAATCTCTATTTGAAGTTGTTTGTAAATCAGCTTGCTTTAACTGCATGTTGTATTTAAACTCTAGTTCCATTAGTTGCTTTTTAAGATCTGTCTCTTGCATCATTTCTTGACCTTTCATTTGAGATTTAGCTTGTTCTAATTGAATTTGACTTTGTGTTAAGGCTTGTTGTTTTTGAACTTCTGATTGAGCAGCCGCCTCTTGTTGCTGTGCGTTAGCTTGTGCTTGAGCCTGTATGTTTTCTTGTTGCATTTGTTGGTCTCGCTCCATCTTCTTTTTTCTTCTAATCTTTAATATTTGATTAGCAAGTTTAACGTTTCTTATTTCTCTAACGTCAATAGCGTCTTCCAGATCAACACTCTGCTGCTGCAGGGCCATTTGTATGTTTTGTTCTAACATAGCCTTCTCTTCTTCGTCTGGCATAAGCTCTATAAATATACCGAAATCATGTAGATGTAATTGAGATATCTCTTCTAACGTTGCTACGTTATGCACTCCTATACCTCTTATAAAAGCATCTCTTGTAGGTGAATATTCTAAAACATCAGATATTCTAAGCGATAAACATTCCGCAGTTGAAGCTGTTAAAAACAATCCAGCTTGCAATATGTGTCTTGTCGCTGTATTTGAATTAGCTGCCGCTAACTTTTGTACACCAACTAAAGAATACTTGTCAGGCATACTACCATCTCTTGCTTCGTTTAATCCCGTGACATCACGTATCATCTGTAGATAATAGTTGTAATTAGCAATCAACGCCTGCATTTTATTTCCAGCTCCTTGTCCTCCAGATATCTCTTGAATAGGTACTTTGCCTGGGTTCATATCCCCTTCTTGACTCAAAGACCTACCGATCACAGATCCTGTTTGGAAATACATATTTAACGCTTCTTGCGGATTGTAATTCGTTCCGTTTCCTAAATCGATTTCAGCTAAACCATCAGCATCTAAATAAACACCGTCTGGAACCATTCTTGATAACACTTGCTGTAGCTTTAAGTGTGTAATTTGTATCATATCAGCAAACCCAGTTATTCTACTAACTATAGATTCTATTTTTCCCTCGTACATTCTAGGGGCAACAATAGAATAATTCATTTTAACCTTGGTGTAATCGCTTTTTGGTCGTAACATATTTTGTGCCATTTCCCACTTTAACAACCTATCTGTTCCTAAAACTAAAGCTCCTTCATAAAGACACTCTATTGATCTAGATACTCTACTATAATCTCCCTCCATAGTATCTGGTGGATTAAAAGAATCGTTTTTCTCAATAGGTTTTTCTCCTCCGCTACCAGTTTGTTTAACCTTATAAACTTCGTTCATAAAAGTTTTGTAGTTAAAATAAAGTATTTGTATAGTATTCTCGTCTTCTTTATCGAAATCGTGTTTATTATTGTAATTTGATCTGTTATAAGACTTGTTACTCATTATTTCTTCTAAGTCAGATTCTGTTAGATGAGGAAATTGTTTCGCGAGTTCATTTACAGGTATCGTTTTTACTTCACCTACGTAATACACATCGTCAAAATAAGGGGATTCAGTATGGGAATAAACAAGATTTGCGGGATCAACATATTCTACCGTCACACCTTCTGATGTTGTAAAATTAGTTTTTGTAGCACCAATACCTATTGTTGCTAGATCGTAATAAAAGCGTTTTTTAGTTAACTCGTAATTACTACCATCAAATAAAACGTTTAACGCTTGTTCTTCTGCTAATTCAACGCCTTGTTTGTACGTTAATTGCATGTGTAATTTTAATTCTTCTTCTGTTTCTGGTAATTCATCAGGATCGCTACTGTATAAATTAACTCCAAAAGCTTGTTGCGCGTAATCGTTAAACTCCTTACTACGCATATCGTCTAATATTGACTGCATATAATTAGTACGTTTACTGACACCGTAAGGATCTTGAGAATAACATTTTATATCGTACATTCTTTGTGACATACCATTGACAAGTATATCTACGAATTTTGGAATAATAGGCACTGGTTTCCAATCTAAATTAAGATAGGATAAATCACCGTTTATAGATAACTCATCCTTGTATTTTTGAATCGACTGTTCTCCTCTAGCGTATAATCTTAGGTTGTGAAAATTATTTGCATTTGTTCTATATCTATTTAAACCCCTCTCGGTATTAAACCATTCTTGCTCAATTGCTCTTGCAACCTTCAAGCCATATTCATAGCTTATTTTTTCTACGTCGCTAACTACTTGACTAGGAAAAGAATTTGAGTTTACCGTTCTTGCCATATTTATTGTTTAATTATTTTCGACACACTACCTTTGTTTCCATACTTAGACATATGTATGTTTAGTTTTGGTTTTTCTATAGTAGCGTTGGGTTTGTATAAGTGTCTATTACAAGCCATTATAGCTAAACCAGAGCTTATAGTTGCGTCAAATTTAGTTCTTTTTGTTATATCAAACTTAGCCCAATCATTTAGCGTTTTGTTAAAATACATGTTACCAAATAGATTATCACCTTTCATACCAACGTGCTCTTGGATATACATTTCAATAGCTGCTGCGTGGGCTTGTTTTATGTCTTCACTTGAATTTGGAATACCACCTACTTCTTTTTCTGCTACCGAAAGTTTGTTCCAAAGTTTATCAGGTCTATTCATGCTAAACCCTCTATAACCTCTCCGTCTTAAATAATACAAAAGTCGAGGTTTGTTGTTCTCTGCTAATATTGGCATTCCGTAAAATACTATCGCCATTAACATATCTTCAAAGAATATATCAGCTGTTTGTGGTCTAGCTATATATTCTAAAAAAAATTGATTTGGGGGAGCGTCTTCCATGCTAAATTTAGTTAACCCATGTAAAGCTCCTTTAGACCCTCTACCATCAACCGTCCCTGATATATCGTAACTATCACATCCGAAGGCTCCCATGTGTTCGTTACCTGGGTATCTTATTCCGTTTTTTAAAAAACAGTTGTTTTGTAAACTTGATGGTGGCGTCCAATTTATATTAAATCTACCTTTTGGATCTGGATAAAATATAACCTTTGTATCTTTTATACCATTAACCCATTGAAAGTTTCCGGTTGTTAAACCCAACGTTCTAGACGTTTCTTCGTTATAATCTATTTGCTCGTAAAGTTTAACTAGATTAAATATACTATTTAAAGCTTCATCTCTAAAAGCGTGTTCTGTAGTTCTCGGAAACTGTCTGTAAAACTCATTTAAAGCGTCATGATCCGTCTTTAATCCATCGGCTTCGTTTTGCCAGTGCTCTATAATTCCGTAATCTATTAGTTCACCATCTGGTCCGAGTACGTCATTATCCGGATTATCGAAGACTGGATATCCGTATTCGTCAATAAATCCTTCATAGTTCCATTCCATTGGAATAAACAAAGAGTATAAACCAGACTTTGTTTGGCCATTTCTATTTCTTTGCGTGACATCTGACGCGTTGTATAATTTTTTAAAATTGTCTCCACCTTTGTCTAATGCGTTTGAAGTCGAGCCCATCATACATTTACCAACAATCCTACTACCTAATCGTAAACATGTTTTTGTAACTCTCCAATTGTTTAATATATTGTCGGGTCTTTCCCATTTACCGCTTTCGTCATGTACTAGTAGATTTAGTTTTTCCCCATCGTAACTGTTATCTCCAGTGTTTTTCCAATCTATAGTTGTGTCTAATCCCTGTATATCTTCAAGTTTTTCATTGCTAGTTATTTTTTTCCTAGTAAATTTACTTGCTGGCACTCTATAAGCTAACTCTGTTTTAGGTCTATCCATACCGTCTTGAATAGGTTTAAAGAAGAATGGATAGTTTATACTGATTGGAACAACTTTATCAGTAAACATCTTCTTAGCATCAGAACCAGTTTTAGAAAGTATACCGTATCTAGCATCTCCTGTTAAAGTAGCTAAGTTTACTGTTTCTGCTGATGACATAAAAGAAAATCCAGATCTTCTATTTTTAAGGTAACACATACCATAACATCTTTTATCAGCTTTACACGCTTCCCAAAATATAAAAAACAATCTATTTGCTTCTCTATAATCTGGAGCTCCTACGTCAATTTTACTCCATTGTAAATACATATAGTGCGTACCGGTTATCCAGGTTGGTTTACCATTGTTCATGAACCAGAACCCTTCGTCTCGACGTTTAAATTCTTCGTCTATATAATCGTACCATTTTTCTTTACTGTCTTCCGGATAACCCCTCCAATCGAATATATTTTTAATACGACTAAGTTCTTTAGGGTATTCTTGCCTCACCCATTTGTTTTTCTCGTGCTTATATACTTCTTTAGGAGATTTAGGTAGCGCTATAATTAAATCTTGTATTTGTATTATTTCACCTATAATACCGTTACGAGACAACACGATCAAATCATGTTCTTTGTTGTAACCGTATTTCCACTTCTTACCTCTATTCATTCTGGTAATAGTAGTCTTTTTTATAGGTTCTACTGTTTTAACTAAACTTTGCTCGTACATTACTTAGATCTACCTTCAGCGAATCCTTTAAAGACTTTTTCCTTTCTCTCTTCAGGTGCTTTGCCCTCAAGTAGATTTTCTTCCTCTTGAATTCTTGTGAGTATTTCGAATGCGTCAAA